TCCTACTGGTCAGGCTATACGCAATCTTAACGCCGCTCGCCTTGCTAGTGACGTTGCTGGCACTGATACAGTTGTTATTGCTCGTACCGATGCTGAGTCTGCTAAACTAATCTCCAGCAACATCTCAGATATCGATAAACCATTCATCAAAAGAGTCGCGCAGGGTTCTGCTGGCTCTATTCAATGTCGCACGTCCGAAGGGTTCTACATGCTTGAAGAAGGCAAGGGACTCGAGTTCGGTTGTGTGCGCGGTCAAGCATACGCAGAATATGCCGACCTTGTTTGGTGCGAGACATCGACACCAGACCTAAAAGATGCTAAGCGTTTCGCTGACGCAGTCAAAGGTGCAGTACCAGACGCGATGCTCGCGTACAACTGTTCACCATCATTCAACTGGCGCAAGTCAATTCCAGGCGATCAAGAACTAAAAGACTTCCAAAGAGAATTGGGTCGCATGGGATTCAAGTTCCAGTTTATTACACTTGCTGGTTTTCACCAGACTAACTATGCAGTCTTTGATTTCGCAAACCGATACAAAGATGAGGGGATGTATGCTTACAGTTTATTACAGGAGGCAGAGTTCGATGCAGAAGCGCGTGGATACACAGGAGCAAAGCACCAAAGAGAAGTTGGAGTATCGTATTTCGACGCGATCACGACCACTCTTGGTTCTAAGTCTACTGCGGCAATGGCTGGGTCAACCGAAGAACAACAGTTTTAAAGCACCCCCAAACAAATGCGTATGGGACTTGGAGAAAGAAGGATAATACAATGTCAAATGTAGAAGCGCCAAATATAAACTCAAGTGGAACAAATAATTCAGATCTTCTGGCAGAACAAAGTGGAACACCTAATATGTCGAGCGAAAAAAATTTTACTGTAGATACTAACATGAAGGTAAATGGAAATCTGGATGTTGCTGGAACTGTCATTGCAGAAGCATTTATCGGAGATGGTTCACAACTAACTGGAATCTCTGGTGGTGGGTCGCAATCAGAGATAACTAGCGGACAATCATTCGTTAGGTTCGAAGAAGCTGATCCTGAAGGCAACACAGACGCGCCTGAAAATCCAAAGCTCCTTTCTATTGGGGGGGATGATTTGTGGGACGGTACCGTAAATGTATTAAATGATTTTAAAATTATTGCTGATGATGATATTATACTTACTGCGAGTGATGATATTGAACTGACTTCTTCTGAAAATATCGAACTTACTTCAATTGATAATTTGTATATCACTTCTGAAGGTAAAATTGATTTAGAAGCAAATGAATATATCGAACTAAATGGTGAAGTCCGTATCGCTTCAGGTAATTCTTTAAGGTTACAAGACGACTTCGATGCTATTAATCCAGGAATGGAGTCTTTCGTTCAAGATTTAACTGCAGCAACCTCTACCGAAGTCCCTTCTGCTGCTGCAGTTAAATCTGTTACAGATGACCTTCAGTCTCAAATTAATAATATTGGTGTTAGTGGTGGTGTTTCTGAACAAGCATTATCTCCGCAGTATCCTGATATTTCGCCTTATTACTACATCTATGTCGGCGATCCAGCAGTAAAGTTGGACGGCATCAATGATTTACACTATGGATCAGACGAAGAATATGACTTTAAGTACGATCAAGAATTTGATAATCTAGGAGACGCGTTCAAATTCGTACAAGAATCCAACTTTGATTCAATTGCATGGAACGACTGGAGAGAGAGTTGGGTAAAGACTCGAATTGTGTTCGTTCTACAAAACGGTGTAATTTTCGGGGAAGATGACCCAACATATAGTTACATCTCATTGTCTCATATTCGTAACCATATTATTTTCACGACTCAGTATTCTGTTCATAGGGATAGAAACAATCAAGTAGACCATCCGAATATTGTTGGTCACAGTTATGTGTATTATGACGCAAACTTTAGTTACTGTCCACACGTTCATATGGGAGGCGACATTGCTTGGCATTGGATACAGTCAAACTCTTCAAACTTAATACGGCTATGGTCCAATACATGGGTTAATGATTTCCACGCAAAATACATTTGGGCGATCAGAGGTTCTCATGTGACTGTCGAGGGTACTGTGCAGAAAATAGAAGCGGAAGAATCTTCGTATTGCAAGATGGGTGGAATACAACCTTGCCCTTCAATCTTAGAATCGAAACTTAGTGCGGCTGGGATTAATACTACAACATCTGGCGGTCCAGCAATTACAAGTGATAGCGGAAGTTCTGTTTCTGTAGAGACATTTAATAGTCCGAAAGGAATCGAAGTATCTAATGGCTCTAAAGCGACTGTTTTTACGGAAGAAGACATTTTAATTGGAGATGGGACCACATCTGGATTTAGTTACAATGCGATTACTGTAACGGAGAATTCCGAGATATTTTTAAACGCTTTGACTTTTAATCCGAATGACGCGACAGCGATGCCTAATTTAGTAATCAATACTGGCACCCTTACTGATCCTACGCCAGAAGACAATAGTTATATAACAGTTGATTGGAGCAGTAAGTTTATTCGTTCTTTACCTATTGACGATACCAACGCAGTTGGTGTGCAATCTATTGATGGGGAGGAACTGGTTAGACCAGGTCTACCAGAATTACCATAATTTTGGGAATGGCCAGAGGGTCGTCCGGAAGATAAAACATGAAATGGTCTTTATTTTTATTACTGATCTCTGGATGCGCTTTGCAAGAAGATCGGGAATGTTTAGAATATGAAACTAGGGTACACGAGCATAAAAGATGTTTCGGTCAATTTGATTCTCGTAATGCTGGTGGTCCTCAAATGTGCGAAACTGTACCAATTACAAAATTAATTTGCAAGGAGTATAAGGAAGAAAATGCCAGTAAAATACAAGCCAAGTAATTTCGTAAAGAGCGCAAAGGCAAGATTGCGCGGTAAAACAACGCACTACTATATGCACACACTCGATAACACTCAGTTATGGGATGAGTTCTTCAGTACCAACAACAAACGGTACAAGAGAAAAATGCGCAATGAGTTGTGTCAACGTGGATTCGTCCACGCAGATTTTCTAGAACGTGAGGCAAACAGATAATGGAAATCGCAGAGTCACCTATTTCTAAAACAGGTAATAAAGAGTGGGACGATACGTTTAACAAGTGCTTTTACGATAATATGGCGACTGTTGTATGGCCACATCAATGCATGTTTGAAGGCGCAATCTTTATCGGTAAGGGTGAAGAATGCTCTTGGTGCGGTCATACTGAAGATGCAGAGACAAACTTGACGTACAGCAAAATTCCAGTTATAATGTCTGCAATGAAAGGCTGAACTATGGACTTCGGTCAACTTGGTCTTCTCGCAGTCTTTCTATGCCCTATGGTCTTTGGTGGTATTACAATGTACTACTCACACAAGGCGATACATAAAGAAACTTTGAAACGATGGAAAGAGAGTCATAATGACAGATAATGATGTACGGTGGAATAAAATCACCGGAATGAAAGTGGGTGATACTTTGCCCGAAGCGACTTTTCAAACACGTGTACGTGATGAAAGTATTGATGGACCTAACCCATATCGATGGGAAGAGACCACAATGGAAGACTACACAAAAGGTCGACGTGTAGTGATCTTCTCTCTACCAGGCGCATTCACACCAACCTGTTCAACAATGCAGTTACCGACGTTCGAAGAAAAGTTCGATCAGTTCGTTGACCTTGGTATCGATGACATCTACTGTATGTCAGTAAACGACTCATTCGTGATGAATGCATGGGCACGAGATCAAGAACTCAAACGAGTCAAGGTGATTCCGGACGGTTCTGGTCACTTTACACGTGCGATGGGAATGCTTGTCGATAAAGACAATCTAGGATTCGGATACCGTTCTTGGCGTTATGCAATGGTTGTTACCGATGGTGTGATCGAGGCATTATTCCGCGAAGCGAGTATCCGAGATAATGCGGATGATGATCCGTATGAGATGACCACCCCAGAAAATCTACTTGGATATTTGCGCAACGCGATACCACAAGAAGAAGAGGTGGCCTAAAGATTAGACGATTTGCTGAACCTCACATGAGTTTCGCTTATCGTCTACTTCAATCACGATGTTACGGTCTTCGATGATACGACGACTGTGATTTTTCACCACGACTTTAGAGTCTGGTGAAAGTTTCAAATTACAGTCAAGAGTTAACTTGACAGTCTCGTGATCTTTTGATATAATGTGCACACTATCTGAGGATATAAGTAGTTGATCATCCTTACAGATTGTGACTGAGTTTGCAAGTGCTGCTGGTGTTATTAGTAGCAACACTAGTGATAGTACTAGTTTCATTTGCTTTCTCCTGTCGTCTCACGACGACTTTTGTTGCCTCACGGCAGTGAATGTATATTACACTTTTGTTACAGTGTATATACTATATATAAGTTTTTTGGCGCGTAGCTCAGTTGGTAGAGCTGATGACTGTTAATCATCCGGTCGCAGGTTCGAGCCCTGCCGCGCCAGCCAAATTGCGAGAGTGGTGGAATTGGTAGACACGCTGGTTTTAGGTACCAGTGCCGCAAGGCGTGAGAGTTCGAGTCTCTCCTTTCGCACCATATTATGTTCAAGTGAGTTGAGTTATGCCTAAGCAAGGACGTGGTGACCCGATGGTGAGAGCAGACGGTCGCAATAAACCAGATCGGGAATGGTGGCCCGAAAACTTCGATTGGTACCTCAAGTGGGTCGCCTCTACCTTTGTCTTAATTTCGCTTGCAATGAGATCTGCGGGCATTGACTATCGAATGTATGATTTGATGTTTGGGTTAGTCGGTATGGGTCTGTGGCTGTGGGTATCGATTATCTGGAAAGACCGCGCACTCATTATGTTGAACGCGGTTTCTGGTTTTATGTTATTGACTACAATATTAAGAGAGTGGTGATGAGTGAATATAAACCAGACAACTGGGTAGTGTTGAAGATCAAAGAAGGTGAGTATGATCGTGGATTCTACAAAGTCCTTGCTGGTTGGTCAGGTGGATATCTTGACGGTGACTCATGGCGGATGAACAGCGGCATCACCCGTGTTGAAGAGAAGCCGCATCACTGGGAGTTCTATGGCGCAAGTGGATCGGTGTACAAGTGCTATCGCAAAGGTTATCGCTTGACAATGGCTAACAGTGGAGTGTATAATCAACTCAAAGAGAATGAAGCATTTGAAGGTCAAATTACACTAATGCCAGAAGACACAGACTGGCGGGAGATTGAGTGGTGAAGGTTTTATTATTGAGGCGAAGCGATGAAAGTTAATTTGGAAATAGATTGTACACCTTGGTTGATCGAGAATGGCACTATTGAAGTTGGAATCTGGTTTGGTAGAGATTGTGAACCATCTTTGGAACAGAGTTTCTCGTTAAAAGAGATGGTAGACAAAACTCTAGAGACCCTGCAAGTAGGCAATAAGATTGCAGATCAACACTTCGATGATGTTGAGAAACTATTGATTTCACTCAACGATTTGTATGAGTACGCTAAGACTACGGCTGAGGATTCAGGTTATGCCTAAGAAGATAGATTACAAGTTCAACGAAGATAAGTTGATCGCAGAATTCAAGTCTTACGTGGACTCTACATATAATCAACACTACGCCAAAGAGAAGTTTCAGGCGACAGAATTTATTATTGATGGGGGGCATGGTACAGGATTCTGTATCGGTAATGTTTTAAAATACGCACAGCGTTATGGCAAAAAGGGGAACCACGACGATGCGCGAAAGGACTTACTAAAGGTACTCCATTATGCGCTTATTCAATTACACGTTCACGATAGCGATTAGTCTATTTCTTATTGGTTGTACTTCAACCAATCTCAATAACAAATATCGTTACGCAAGTGACGATTATAGATTTATCGTAAAAGAATACGAGAATCTACATCCACAACTTAATTTCATTTTGTTAAAAAATGAAGACGAATATAACTCAGTCAGAAAAGAGAAACTGGGATTACAATGGGACTCAGTGAGTGCATTTACTCTCTGGATTCCAGAAACAGGTGAGTGTACAGTCTACATCAAAGATCCTGAATGGAAATGGGAACCTGAGTTGATTGGACACGAAGTAGCACACTGCATATGGGGGAGATATCATAGAGGCAAAGAAGGCCTCAGACCTTATTAGGAGCGGTAGTTCAGTTGGTTAGAATACAGCACTGTCACTGCTGTGGTCGCGGGTTCGAGTCCCGTCCGCTCCGCCAACTCTCGCGAGGAAATTATGAGATTTCTTATAGCAGCAGTATTGACAGTAGTTGTGAGTTGTAGTACAATCGAAGAAGATAGGATATGCTTAGATTGGGACTCACGAGTAGTAATTCGAGAAAAATGTATCCCTATGTACGGTACTCTATTATGTGCCGACGAACAGAAAGTTGAAACTTGGTGTGTTCTTTACGAAGAACTAGAACCAGATAAAGAAGAGGAGTGATATGCGAGGAAAGCATGTAGTCAAGCGCCGACGTGAAGGTGCGCTCGAACGTCTTCAGGCGTCAACGTTCTTTGAGAAGAACGGACGCACTGAGCAACAGTGGCAGAAGCGTAAGGACAAGGAGATCGAAAGACTTGAGATCGCACTTGGTCTGAAGCAACCTGCTAAGAAGAAGCGCGAGGAGATTATCCTCGACTAAAAATCGGGGAGGTTCCAGAGCGGTCAAATGGACCAGACTGTAAATCTGATGCGCGAGCTTCGGTGGTTCGAATCCACCCCTCCCCACCAATTAGTCCCGAGATGACATTAAACTCGCTCTGGTCGTTACGCCCGTCTCCTGAGTATGAGGAAAACTGCTCAACACACAAACACAACACACAAAGGAGACAATTATGTCTAATACAAATCCATATGAACTTCGGTTCCAAATTTTCGAAACAGCAAGAAACGTCCTAGTTGATGAATACTGGGCTCAGGTAAATCGCCGTGAAGTCTTGATTGAGACAGGAGGTGTTGATACTATTCCAGAATTCCCAACATATCCTACTATGCAAGACGTAATGGATCGAGCACAAACTATCAACGAGTTTGTTTCAAACAGTTAACGGAGATTGGCGCAGTCTGGTAGCGCATCGCATTTGGGATGCGAGGGTCGTAGGTTCGAATCCTACATCTCCGACCAATTGAGGAAATGTTATGATACACGAGTGGACTATCTTTTATAAAGGAAGGCAGGTAGGTCTAACTTATTCTTTAACAGAGTACGGTGCGAGAGAACGATGGTTTAATTGTCACTGTTATAGTGCCTCTAAATACTCTGGTCTCTCATTTGCGGATATCTCTGCACAAAGACGATAGGGTCTGATTCCCCTATTCAAATAACTGAATCAGTGGTGCCCAGGCGAGGCGGGGGAGGAAACTCCCCCCTTTTATTCGAGAGGTGGCAGAGCGGTTGAATGCACTGGTCTTGAAAACCAGCATAGGTTAATAGCCTATCGTGGGTTCGAATCCCACCCTCTCGGCCATTCCCGCTCAAACTTGTATAAATAAATACATTCTTTAACCAAATGACTGTATTACAATGAAATCTTTTAAAACATTTCTAAACGAGGGTGTCGATGACCCCGCAATCTTCAAGGCGGTCTTTCTCGCAGGCGGCCCTGGTTCTGGTAAGTCATTCATCGTAGGTAAGACCGGACTTCCCGCAATGGGATTTAGAGTCGTCAACTCAGACGATGCATTCGAAGCTGCGATGCGTAAGGCACGAAAAGAGATGACACCTGCCAACATCTTCTCTCCTAAGGGACAAGAGATTCGAGGTAAGGCAAAAAAACTCACAGGCACCAAACAAGAGCGTTACATCAAAGGTCGTCTTGGTCTCGTGATTGACGGCACTGGTAAAGATCCAGATAAGATTCTGAAGCAATCTAAGATTCTAAAGAACATTGGCTATGATGTGGCCATGATCTTTGTCAACACAGACATGGATACCGCATTGAATCGTAATCGCATGAGAGCACGGTCTCTTCCCGATGCAGAAGTAGAAAAATATTGGAAGGCAGTTCAACAGAACGTCGGTAAGTTCCAGACTATGTTCGGTAAAGAGAACTTCCTTGTAGTCGATAACTCAGAAGGTAAAGACTACCAGAAAGAAACTCTCCGTGCATACAAGGATGTGAGAAAGTTCGTCAATAAAGCTCCGAGTCACCCAAATGCAGATAAGTGGATTAGAGACGAACGCAAGAAGAAGAGATACACGAACCTAAGAGCTCCGTTGATAACTTAAAATATTTCTTGACAAACCCCACATAGTGTAGTATACTTCCTCTCAACTAAATCGAAATAGAGTATTGAGAGGCTCTTATATTATGAAACGCTTACTAACTGTAGCGGTAACAAGCACACTTATCAGTGCGTGTTCTGGTGGTGCCTCTGACGCACCATCGCCCGTCGTGACAGATCCTGTCACATCCACACCCGTAACTACGACACCTGTTGACCCAGCGGTCGAGGCACGTGACAATCTACTCACGTTGCTTGACTCTACGTCACCCACGGGTTCATACGAGGCATACATTCTACCTGAGAGTGATGACTTCGATAGCATCCCTCAAGATCCAAGTAATCCTATCACAGAAGAGAAGGTTGCTCTAGGTAAGTTGATTTACCACGAGACAGGTATCACCGAAGGGAACATTGTCTCAAGTCAAGGCACATTCTCGTGCGCAACATGCCATAACGCACAAAACGGATTCAAGTCTGGTATCCGTCAAGGTATCGGTGAAGGCGGTGTCGGTTTCGATCATCGTATGGTCATGGAAGGTATTGACCTTGCAGACGTTGATGTACAACCTGTAACCTCGCCTACTGTACTGAACACTGCATATCAAGAAGTGATGTTGTGGAATGGTCAGTTTGGTAACATGGTTGGTGGTGTTGTCAATATTGGTATTGACCCAGATCGTCACTTTACTGAGGGTACTCCCAAAGAAGTCAACTTACGAAACTACGCGGGTCTCGTGACGCAGGCCATTGCAGGTCTTGGTGTTCACCGTATGGGAACGAACAATCCCAATTCACTACTACGCACCAACGAGACATATCGTCAGATGTTTGAAGATGCGTTTGGTGTCGCAGAACCCGAAGATATGTTAGAGGCTGCAGGTCTTGCGATCGCTGCATTTGAACGAACCGTTCTCGCAAATCGTGCACCGTTTCAAGACTACTTGCGTGGCGATGAAACTGCGATGTCTGAAGCAGAAGTTGCTGGCGCGAATGTATTCTTTGGTAAGGGTAACTGTCATACATGCCACAACGGCGCGGCACTATCATCGCCCGTAGGTGCGATGGCTGAAGATGTCTTTATGACTGTCGGTTTTCATGATCTTGATATCTGGGAAGAGACGATTGGTGAAGTCGATGAGACGACAAAATTAGGTCGTGGTGGATTTACTGGTGATGATCTTGATCGATTCAAGTTCAAAGTTCCACCGCTTTATAATCTTATAGATACAGAAGTATTTGGACATGGTGCGTCATTTACATCCGTTGCAGAAGTAGTGCAATACAAAGTAGATGCGACACCACAACACCCACAGGTAGAGATCGCTGATCTTGATTACAGATTCATGCCGTTAGATTTGACAGAAGAAGAAGTCGCAAACTTGATTGAGTTTCTTGAGAAAAGTTTGTATGATGCTGACTTGATGCGTTACGTACCAGAGTCATTGCCAAGCGGCAACTGTCCTATCAACAATGATGAAGAGTCACGTCGCGACTTAGGGTGTGACTAAGTTATAAATAGGGTGTATGGGGCTATAGCTCAGTTGGGAGAGCGCTTGATTTGCATTCAAGAGGTCGTGGGTTCGACTCCCTCTAGCTCCACCATCTTCCCCGCACAGGGTGATGATCTGACATACGAGTGAATAATGCGCAAGGCGCACTGATAATAGATCGAGATCTCTCAAAACGTGCATGTGTAAATGCCATCGATCATATCAAGATTCACCGATTACCAAACATGTCCAATAGATCTCACCCTTGCGGGGATCTTTTTTGCTATTGACAAGTGAGTAATATTATGTTAGAATTCATGTTATATCTTTTCGCAACGATTGGTGTATTGTGCACTACAAGTACAATTTTCTTTTTCTGGTTAGTTAGAGATGAAATCAGATCTGTAGAAGATATCAACCCTGTAATTGATTTAGATGATTTAAAGTAATGTTTGAACATGTACCCGTCGAGTTGACGGAAATGAATGCGGTGACAACTGAGAAGGGTCGCCGATATCGCACACCCGAGGGCGTAGACCTTCCCTCTATCACAACTGTGCTTTCTATACTGTCTCGCGACTCCATTATGAAATGGCGCCGTAGAGTTGGGGCAGAAGAAGCAAACCGTATTTCTCATCGTGCATCTACGCGTGGTACTGCCGTTCACGCTATAATCGAGAAATACATCAACAATGAAGAGAATTTTAAAGATGGATATACTCCAGATATTATCGGTAGCTTTCTTGATCTTAAGCCCATTTTGGATTCTCGTATTGGTCGAGTTTACGCACAAGAGGCACCGCTCTACTCGACGCACCTGGGAGTTGCTGGTCGCGTCGATTGCGTTGCTGACTTTGACGGTAAGCTTTCTATTATTGATTTCAAAACTTCAATGAAACCAAAAAAGAAAGATTGGGTAACTAACTACTTCATGCAAGAATCTGCGTACGCAATCATGTGGGAAGAACGTACTACTCAACCTATCACTCAGTTAGTTACAATTATCTCTGTAGATAATCACGAACCTCAAATCTTTATCGAGCATCGTGATAACTGGGTGAGACCATTACGAGAAACAATCGCAAAATACAACGAAGAAAACTCTGGTAACTCACTTGACGTGTAGATTTCTATTTGGTATAATAGTGCCAATTAAATATGAGATTTTTGAATGACTGTGAAAAAACCTGACTTTGATACATGTCTTGAAGTTCTTCAAGATGCACCTGACGTAACGAAGGGTGATCTATCTAGTTTTCTTGACGACGATGATTCTTTGCCTACAACTGATCATTGGCAAGAACATTGGAAGGGCATGCCCGATTTCGTTCAAGAAGAAAAGAAACCATACAAGAAGATCAATGTATGTTTTCAAACAAAAGAAGATTTCGAGAAGTTTAGACAACTCATGGATCAACCCATGACAGATAAGACCAAGGCAATTTGGTATCCTGCGTTTGAACGTGAAAAGAATTCATTGTACTCATGGTTTGAAGATGCAACAGAATAGATATCCTGTATACGTAATTTCTAAAAATCGTAGTGACTCTATGTTCACCTCTCGCTCATTAGACGATATGGGTGTTCAACATACTATCGCTGTCGAGCCGCAAGATGTCGATCTCTACAAGCAGGCATTTGAGAACTTCGGTATTACTACCGGAAAGTTACTTGAACTGCCATTCAGTAATCATGGTATGGGTTCTGGTCCTGCACGTAATGCGTGTTGGGAAGACTCTATCGCCCGTGGCGCGAAACGTCACTGGATTCTTGATGATAACATCTCAGACTTTTATCGTCTGCATCTCAACTTTCGATATCGTATGAAGACGCCTGTGTTCTTCCGCGCAATGGAAGACTTCGTTGATCGTTATAAAAACGTGAGACTCGCTGGACCACGATATCGTTTCTTCTGCGCCTCTGATCAGAAGTACCCCGCATTCATCAAGAATACTCACATCATGAGTACCATCTTGATCGACAACTCACTCGACATTCGTTGGCGTAGTAAGTACAACGAAGACATCGATCTATCTTTGCGTGTACTGCAAGGCGGTGACTGCACCATTCTATTCAATGCATTCTTACAAGGTAAAGCTGCAACACAGACCGTTTCTGGCGGTAACACTGAAGAAGTGTACAATGCAGACACTATGGACTACGCCGATACGACGTACGAAAAGACTATGGTTCTGAAGAACCTGCATCCCGAAGACGTGCGTGTTGTACAACGATACGGTCGATGGCACCATCACGTTAATTACGACAAGTACCAGAAAAACATGTTGCAGTTCGTTGATGGTTTCAAGATGCCCAAAGAACCCAACAATTATAATCTCAAGTTGTTGAAAAAAGTGCAGTAAAGCTCTTGACTTATAAATAGTGTCTGATATACTCAATAAAGAGTAAAGAGGGCACAAAGTGGCATATACGTTTTTTCCTAAGTCTATCACTGAGATAGCGACAGAACTAGAGAAAAAGAACTTCCCGAAAGAAAACATTCAGGAAGTTGTAAGTCTGTATGCTTTTTTGAGCGACAAAATGGAACAACCTATTAATCTAGATCTTTCTAAGAAATCTAACGTCAACGTTAGTAGATCATTAGAAGAAGATATGAAGATTGGTGATATTAAACGCAAGGTTGGTCTGAATAAAATTAAGATCAAGTTCGGTAACGGGTCATCTGGTAATAGGGGAGTCAACAATAGAGGTAATCTTTTCGAACCTCAGTTTGCAGAAGCGCTCATGAAATGGTGGGCGGGTGAGCAAGTAACAGACTCTAATATGCTTAGAGCGATAGAACATCTAGATGAAACGTATGATATGCGATCATCTAAGACATTTAAAGTAGATGTAGTTGGTGGAGAGAATACGCCTAGACCTATTAAATATTCACCAAAGATACACGTATCTAATCCTAAAGGCAGAGGCACTGACGTAGGCAAGTCAGTCACCGACATCACCATAACCCTCGATGGCGGCAAAGAAATATACTTAAGTCTTAAATTAGGTCCTACCGTTACGTTCTTTAATTTAGGAATTAAAAAAGTATTAACGAAGTCTGAGATACAAGAATACTCTATTCAAAACAGTGACGGGAAGGCATTATTAAATCTTTTCGGAATTGATCCAGTTTTATTTTGTGATATCTTCAACGGCACTTTGGAGAAGTCTATAATTAAAGATATTACTCCGCCCGATAAAAGAGCCCTAGAAGAGTTTCTTGCGTCAGGTATAGGACACAACTATCACATCATTCACAAGATTTCAGGATCAATTAAATCAAAAGAGATGAGTGAACGTGCGATGTCGGCCGGCGCGAGTATTGAAGGAAAAATTAGAATATACTATGGCGGTAAGACAGGTACAGGTAAACGTATCAATATGGAATTTCAGACCAAAACATATAAGTTTAGTTTGAACATAAGAGACACTCAAGGTGCCGACGGCTACCCTACACGATTGATGTGTGATTTTAAATACAGGTAGATAATGGAAAATTTCAGCAACTTCATCACAGAACAAAAGAACACTCATATGACTCACATCGAGGACAAAGTTCTCTATGGTGGTGTTGATGGTACACGTCAGGCAATCAACGCACTACGCAGTCTACGTGACATGCTTGCAGGAACGGGTACGGGTAGAGTATCAGTGAAGTGGGATGGCGCGCCCGCGGTCTTTGCGGGGATTGACCCAACTGACGGTAAGTTTTTTGTCGCAAAGAAAGGTATCTTCAATAAGAACCCGAAGGTCTACAAGACCGATGCGGACATTGACGCAGACACTTCGGGTGATCTCAATGCGAAACTCAAGGATGCACTTAAGTATCTACCTGAACTAGGCATCAAGGGTGTCGTCCAAGGTGACTTCCTGTTCAGTCGTAAAGATCTATACGGTAAGAAGATTGACGGACAGAAGTATGTGATGTTCCACCCAAACACAATTGCATACGCAGTGCCGTGGGAACAGGGCGCAGACATACGTAATGCAAAAATCGGTATCGTATGGCACACAACCTACACTGGAACATCTTTTGAAAACATGAAGGCGTCCTACGGTGTGGACGTATCTAAGTTCCGCAAGTCGCGCAACGTATGGTCGCAGGACGCGATGCTCCGCGATGTGACCAACGCAACCATGAATGACAAGGACACCAAAGAGGTCAATTCTTTATTGACCCAGATCGGCCGTCTGTTCAAGCAGACATCGTCCACCACACTCAAGGCACTCGAATCAAATCAGAAGCTCGCACAGTCGATCGAGACGTACAACAACTCGTTCGTTCGTGCAGGCGCATTGATTCCAGATTCCAAGAAACATGTTGCTGGTCTTATCGCAAATCGTCAAGCATACTATAAGAAAGAAATAGATAGTAAAAAGTCTGAGCGAGGTAAAGAGACTTGGCGAAAGAAATATGCAGATGAAATGGAATTTTTCTCTGCAAGTAATCGTGCAAATCTAGTAAAAATGTTTGAATTGCAGCGATTAATTGTTTTAGTGAAATTAAAACTTATAAATAGTTTAGACAAACTTAAGTCAATTGATACTTTCGTAAAAACTTCTAATGGTTACAAAGTGACTGGTGAAGAAGGATACGTTGCAATTGATACACTTGGTGGTGATGCGGTGAAACTGGTTGATCGTATGGAATTCTCATACAACAACTTTTCATCTGATATATTAAAGGGTTGGGATTCAGCCCGTAGATAATATGGAATAAACCAATAGAGGAATAACCATGCTGTCTTTTAAACAGTTTATGGGTGAAGTGCTTGATATGACTGCTCGTCGCAAGCTCGCCCTAAAAATGAAAAAGAACAAAACACGTATTGCGTTAGGTCGCAAACGTGCCGAGCGCAAACTCGCATCTAAAGATGTTCTTCAAAAACGTGCACGTCGTCAGGCATATAAGGCGATGGTTTCTAAACTGACTAAAGGTACCGACAAAGGTGAAATGTCAGTGGCACGTAAGAAAGAAATTGAGAAGCGATTACAAAGACCCGCCGTACAAAAAAGAATTGATCGTCAAGCGCGAAAGCTTATCAAAACCGTTCGTCGCCAAGAGATAGATAGAAAGAGAGCGAAAAGACAAGGCGGCGAAAACAAGTGATTAAGAATTTTAGTCAATACCTCGTAGAAGAAGAACGCGAGGTCTACTTCACATTCGGACGTATGAACCCACCTACCATCGGACATGGTAAGGTGATGGACGCGTTAGCTAAAAAGTCAGGCAAAGCCGACTATAAAGTCTTTGTGTCACAATCCCAAGACGCAAAAAAGAATCCTCTGTCGTACACCGACAAAATCAAACACACACGTAAGATGTTTCCAAAACATGCACGGAACATCATGGTTGATAAGACTGTGAAAACAGCAATCAACGCGATGGTCTCACTGTATAATCAAGGTTACAAGTCAGTAACTATGGTTGTTGGAGAAGACCGTATTACAGAATTCGAAGTCCTGTTGAACAAGTACAACGGACAGAAAGCAAGACATGGTTTTTACAATTTTAAGAATATTAAGATAGTATCTGCCGGTAAGAGAGATCCAGACGCTAGTGGTGTAGAAGGCATGTCTGCGTCTAAACAAAGAGAGAATGCACAGAAGAATGATTTTGTTTCATTCTCTCAGGGCGTTCCTAAGTCCATGTCCAATCCCGACACACGTAAATTGTTCAACGACGTGCGTAAGGGTATGGGACTGAAGGAAGCCAGCGAATTCCGTAATCATCTAGAACTAAAAACGGTATCTGAAACTCGCGAACAGTATGTTGCGGGTTCTCTGTTTGAAGTTGGTGATACAGTAGTCATCAAAGAAAGTGATGAGGTGGCTACTGTATCCGTTCTAGGCGCAAACTACGTCATTGTTGAACACAATGGTAAGAAGTCCCGCAAGTGGTTAGACGCAGTCGAGAAACTTGAAGAAGATGTATCACAAAGACAGATAGACGACCTAGAGAAGTTCGGTGATCGTTTGTTGAAGAAGTTCGACATCGACATTGAGTTCACCCGTCATTTCGCAGATCGCATGAACGACAAGCGCAATGACCCAGAGATCAAGATCGCAGAGATTCAGCGCTTGTTTAAAAAGATCGCAAAGAACAAGGGCAAAGACATTAAGAAACATGGAGATGCAGAGGCGGTCCTCAAGGACATGCAATCAGATCTGAATCTACCGATTGTTGTAAACTACAAAGACGGTGAGTTCGAGGTGGTCAACAAGACCATCATGCGCAAGAAAGGATTCAAGACAACGAGTCCAGAGATCAAGTACGAAAGTGCACAAGATCCAGACATTAAAGATCGTAAAGGAACTCAACCAGCGCGATACCACGCAGGCCTGAAGAAGTCCACCAAGGCGAAGAGAGACGCGCACTTCAAGAAACACGGTAAGAAGGCAGACGACGATTCATCTGCATACAAACCAGCGCCAGGCGATGCAACCGCAAAGACCAAGCCATCGAAGTTTACCAAAGCATTCAAAGACATGTACGATGAAGATTGCTGGGATGGTTATAAACAAGTCGGCATGAAAAAAGGTCGTAAAGGCAACATGGTTCCTAACTGCGTAAAAGAAACTGGCGGGGCAGGTGAAGAGGGCACTGACAAGCTCCGCAAGAAGTACTTTAAAGACACCCCATGTCAAGACGATATCCTCGAGAATTGGGTGACTGATTTGATAAACCGTGTCGGTTCAAAAACTATAAATAAAGACAAATATCGTAAGGTGGCACAACACATCAAACGTGAGATGGGTAAAGGTAAATATACGTCTCCAGAATTTGCAGCAGCTGATACGATTCGCAGGTTCAATCTTGATATTGATGCCAAGGTGCTTGCAGGAATGATAAGGAAATTAGCATGATTTCCTTTAAGAAGTATCTTGAAGAGAAACGATATTCTGTTTATGACAGTATAGATCTGGGCGAAGGTCCGGATGGTATTGCATCGAAAGCGAAGAAGTCAGGCATCTCAGCAGACACACTTCGCAAGGTTTATAATAGAGGTGTTGCGGCATGGAAGACTGGTCATAGGCCAGGCACCACACCACAACAATGGGGAATGGCAAGGGTTAACGCTTTCATCGTTAAGAAGAAGAAAGGTAACCTGAACCATGACAAAGACTTAGCATAAAACTCAAATAGAGGTTTTAAACAAAAAATGGCAAATAAAATTTCATCGGGTACTATTATCAATGTTGGTACGATCATTGCCGGTGTTGACGCAGATAACCCACCAGTAACAGGTTCGGTGTCAGGTCCAGCAACCTCCGTAACCGATGCATCATTCAACCAACAAGCTTCTGACGGACTTGCAATTGTTCATAACTCCAGATTCGATGTATTTGCAGATTGGATTTCTTATGGCACTTTTGGATCCTACGGAACACAAGGTAGTCGGGAACGTATCCTTCCGGAAAATACGCCAACTGGTTCGGTACATTATTTACGATATGACCCAATTGGCAAAAGAATCTGGGCTCTTGCTTCTTGGCACCCACAAGGTGGTGGTATAGGACCAACATTAATTGAAAATGGGTTTGGTGATTTGACTACAGATCTTAGTAGTGAACCATTCTTCAATGGATATCTGTACAATAACTTTACACATCCAGCACCAATTGGATCGTACTTCCCAGGAATTGTTGGTTCTAGGTTGACTTATGAACCAGAAGATCTAGAAGGCCTAGGTATCAGTTGGAACGGAACGTCGTGGTCAGTGGAGTCAAACTCAAACATCGTCGAGTTCTCACAAACCACTGATGGTGAGCAACAATACGATGTAATCAACGAGTTTATAACATTAACTAGAGGTGTAGAAGGAGGATTATATAATTCAGTTTATGAGGACTCCTTTAATCAAGATTCCTACCTTAGCCCACTTGGAACTTTGTGGACAAATAGTCTTCAAGTCGATGAATCTTCTGATCACAATTCATTACTTAATGAGTCTACGATAGGACCAGACGTATGGATGCCTTGGCCATATATGTACGAAGAAGGAGTTGGTGCAAACATCTTAACTTCGGATTATAACCCTGTTATAATGCACTGCCTCCAATCCGGAGAATTCTACGAGTTTACTTTCACCGAATGGGCAAAGGGTGATGATGGCGTTGATGGCGGCGTTCGTGGAGTGGCGTATACCCGTAGAAAATTAGATATAGTATGGCCTGCTGATGTACCTAACCCACTGGTACAAGCGCACCCATCAATATTGAATTTCGCAGCAGAATTCACAGTAACTTTTGATCATGCGGAAACTGTTCGTGAAGGAGAAACTGTTAACGTAATAGTTGATGTTAGCAATTTACCAGACGACACTGAGGTAACATACGCAGTCACTCATTTCGATGAGCAGTATTTGGCTGATGATGAAGAGGTTGAAGATTACGAATTTAACGAAGATACTGCTTATGGAACCTTACAGGTAACTGACGGTAAACTTGAATTCACAATCAAACCCGAGAACGATCTTCGTGCAGACGGACCAAAACTTGCAAGACTTTATTTCTGGATCGGTGACGAGGATTACATGTGGGACAATATAACGAATTTCTCTCATGTTCACGAGTTTATGGTACATGATCCTTTTGGATTCGTTTCCCCTACCTTTACTGTAGGAAACCTTCAAGAGAGTTACGAGGAAGGCGAGGTCATTACAGTCGATGTTTCTACGACAAACATACCAGACGGTACGATACTGTTTGTAGAACCGCGTAGTTGGTATGACGGAACTGCAAACAGTACTAACCACCAAGATTTCGACCAAAATCCAGGAGTTGAGGTCGAAGTCCAAAATAATTCTTTCCAATTCAGCCTTTCTGCTATAGATGACGGCATAGAAGAAGGGACAGAAGTAATTACGTTTGGTGTCTATACCTATTACGGATCAGAGGAACAGTATGTGGAAGGCGGTCTAGTCACAATAGGCAACATTTATATTGTTGATGCTGCGGCCCCAGTATATGAGTATCCTCTACCAGTAGCAGAAGATCCAACCAGTGCGCATTGGAGAGCGAACTATGCTCCTGCCGGATACACATTTACGCCAAATGTCGGCATTACAACATCTGCTCCAATAACAGATATGCGATATATGTTCCAAGGATCCATTGGGTTCAACGCAGACATCAGTTCTTGGGACATCTCAAACGTTACGCATATGACTTCAATGTTCTCTGGGGCAACTACATTCAACGCAGACATCAGTTCTTGGAATACTGGAAACGTTCGGTATATGGATTCAATGTTCTCTGGCGCATCTTCGTTCAACCAAGATATTGGTAGTTGGAATACTGGAAACGTTCGGTATATGACATATATGTTCTCTGGCGCATCTTCGTTCAACCAAGATATTGGTGGATGGAATACTTCGAATGTATCGAATATACGTGGGATGTTCGGCAGTGCGAATGCGTTCAATAATGGAGGAAGCCCTTCAATAAACGACTGGGATATTTCGAATGTAACGACCTTGAACTCTGTGTTCCAAAATGCAGTTTCTTTCAACCAACCAATCGGTGATTGGGATACTTCGAATGTAGATAATATGTTCCAAACTTTCTTTAATGCATCTTCTTTCAACCAAGATATTGGTGGATGGAATACTTCGAATGTAAAGAATATGACGTCTGTGTTCTGGGATGCATCTTCTTTCAACCAAGATATCGGTGGTTGGGTCACTTCGAATGTGACAACTATGTCTCAAATGTTCATTAATGCATCTTCTTTCAACCAAGATATTGGTTCTTGGGATGTCTCAAACGTTACGCATATGGGTTCAATGTTCTCTGGGGCAACTACATTCAACGCAGACATCAGTTCTTGGAATACTGGAAACGTTGAGTATATGACTTCAATGTTCTCTGAGGCAACTGCGTTCAACCAAGATATCAGTTCTTGGGACACTTCAACCGTTACGTCTATGAGTCATATGTTCAACGACGCGTCTTCTTTCAACCAAGATATTGGCGGATGGAATACTTCGAATGTAACGAATATGAGTGCTATGTTCTCTGGTGCAACTTCGTTCAACCAAAACCTTACAGGTTGGAACGTTGTAAATATACCTAGCAAACCTAGCTGGTTTAACAATGAGTCTTCTGCACTTACTGATGCCAATTCGCCAGTTTGGGGAACAACAGGAAATGCTACCATATACACGTACTCTATCACTGGCGTTTCAGCAGATCCAACTTCTGCAACTTGGAGAGCGAACTATGCCCCTGCCGGATACACGTGGTCTTCGGGTGAAGGTTTCACATCGACAGAACCACTAAAACATACAGACCATATGTTCTATGACTCAACACTAGGTTCCGGAACACTAGGTACCGCAGATGTCACTAACCTTGACATGAGCGAAGTGGTCACAGCGGTAGAAATGTTTAGAGGTTGCACCTTCAGTGGAAACAGCAGTGATCTTACAAACTGGAATGTTTCTAAGATCAGAGATTTCCATGAAATGTTCCGCGCGACAGATTTCAACCAAGACATCGGCGGTTGGACTATTATAGCAGACGCTTCAACACCAATTGATCAAGTAGTTAATAGTAACTATGTCAACCCACTTGTTCTTCTAGAAGGTGACGAGACCACCAACTTCGAAAAATATAGTGGTAGTATTGCTGATATCGATGCCGACCTCGCAAATGTGAACGGTGTTGGTGTGAGTATGCAGGGAATGTTTGAAGATAACGAAGACTTTGACCAAGATATTGGGTCTTGGGACGTGTCTCAGGTATTCTGTTTTGATCAGATGTTTGATGATGCCAAAGGGTTTAACAATGGCGGTTCTGCGTCAATCAATAATTGGAACACTTCAAACGGAAGAGATTTCTATAATATGTTCAAAGACGCCGAA